GAAAAAGATCATTCTTTTCGACAAATCGTCGCGCAAGAAATATTCTGTCTTTCTCTTCTAGAAAAGGCAGAATCACCTCTCCTTTAGTGGGACTAGTAAAGTCACATCCAAATAATTCTTTCATGTCCTCCAACATAGTATGGTTATTAAATAAATGTTCAATTTCCGATTGAACTGAACCAATATTATCATCTCCATAAGTCCTTACGGTAAATGGTAACTCAGAATATTTTTTACACTTAAGAATGTTAGGCAGACGCTTAAGAGCGCACGTCATCACCCTTAAAAACATAACAAAAGTATTTAACCAAGAAGTCAAGTAATTGCCCGAAGAATTTCTAAAGGTACACAAATATGCAAGGGACCCCCATACGTGAACAGTAGTAACCACTTGATATAAAATACCAAGCATAACATTCCAATATTGATCATTCATTGGAGGCATATTCCTTTTTAACCAGACTATGATCAAGCTCATCTCAAACCGCTGAACACTAAAGTCAAATCCTCCAACGTCACCTCCAAAAACTTCTTTGTATCGGAATATTTCTTTTGCCAACAACGTCCAATCATAGTCATGAGGGTTCGTGCCTACTGCTCCTCGACAGAAAATTAAATCATCTTTCATCATATGCATAATCATGCCAAAATACATTCTCATAACAATGCAATCAGCAAAAGCTCCTACTCCAAACAATCGAGTTTTTCCTTGTCGCACTCGCTCGGGTTCCCGTAACTCATCCTTAAATTGGTCCACCACCACTTGAGGCACATATTCTCCCTTCTCCATTTTGCTTATTTTATCTTCTACTAAATTTTTAAGAAATTGTAACTTTCGAGCGTCCTTAATCCAATCTCTCCTTTGTTTGTTTTGTCCAATCTGAACCCAGTAATATCCCGAGGAAGTCGAAAGCTCCATCGACGCAAGACCAATTTCTGGAATTCCGAAAACTGCTTCTTCAAAAGTCAGAACCTTGTACTCAATTTTTCCTTCATAAAACATGTCCATTAAATGAGCACCCTCATCCAACAAACTAGCAGAATACCTATTCATCTTCAGAATTTCATGTTTTTCATATTTAGCTTTAATATTATCAAACGGTCGCACATCTCCTTTGTTTTTAAGCAAGGCCGGTGCTACTGGTTCCGGTTTAGGCAAATATTCATAAATAGCACTCTTACTGAATTGCGTTTCATTATTCGAGAAAGAAGGGTATTTGGGAGTATTATACTCCAAAACTCCTTCACAAACCTTTGGTGATATCACATTTTCATGAAAACCTTCTGGTGATTGTGCAGTACAATATAATTTACGCCCATCGGATTCAAAATCAGATCTCATAATAGGTGCAACAATTGAATTTTTGCCACTGAGAGCAATATGAAGTCCAAACAATGGTGTATTTTGATATCGAGGATCCATTGTCACATAAGGCGAGGAACACTCTCCATCTAACCCCAAACCGTCCTGGACTATATAGTAATTATCTATTGGAATTCGGTTATCTTTGTAACTACTAAATTGTTGTATATTTTCTGACCTAGCATGTGGCGCTTGAATATACATTTGTTCAGCTCCTCCATCATCATTATATTTGGTAACTAGCCTAAATATATCATTAGCTTCTTTGAACACAGTTAGAGGCATAGATTGAGTCTGTTTAGTAATTCCAGGCAAAGGCAAGACAAAATCCTTAAGATGCACAAACATTAAGTCTCTGCCGTCCGCATGAACCACCGAAAACTCTTTTTTTGTGTAATGCACAGCAATCTCATTTTGCTTATCGTATATAGCTATGGAAGTCACTTCTCCCATAAAAAACCAAGCATGAGAGGGCACAGCAAAACAATGCGAATGTCCAAAATAAACCAAGGTATGAGTGTCTTCTGCAAAAGGACCACTTAATTTAGCCCATCTCGAATTTTTCAAAATGTTTTTAGCCCTATTAACCAAATCATTTCCCAGTCCTTGACTTTTAAATACTGGCATAGTGGAAGGTCGGGTTCGCTGTTGCTGTATAGTTTTACCATCCCTCATCAAAGATTGTGCAAGAGACTCAATTTGTTTATATCTAGACTCCTCATTGTCCTCTTTCGAAAAGCTAGGTATTAATTTAAATATAGCATGAGCAAGAAGAGACAAAGATCCCGAACCCAACAGAATAGTTGTTATAGTTATAAGATGAGTGGTAGGGGTAGAAAGATCCGCAAGGCCTGTTATTTTCTTAACAAATTCTTTACTATAATTATTTATCGCGGCACATACATCCATAACTGTCATAACTCCTTTAGGTATGTCTATTCGCAAATTATCATCGCGAACTGCTACTATAGTGTCTCTAACTCCGACTTTAAACCGATCCAATTCAAAATCATCAAAATAATCAAAATTAAAGCTCACTTTTGAAATTTTAGTTTTAATCAAATTAAACAATTTTTCATCTCGATTTTCATGCATCTCTAAAATCATCAGCGGACAAACGTCATAAATTTCACAGCACTTTATAAACCGTTCCACCTCATCACAAGATGATATCTCCCCGTAGTATTTTTTGTAACACCACCCAAC